CGATTCTTAGAAGAGGTTCCCGTGAAGCTTTGGTTCTCGAATGACTGGAAACACAACGTGGAGACGCTGACTGCCTTATACGCCTTGGTTCTCCCATACTTCAGGAAACTGAAGATGTGGGGGTATCATTCGCGTGTTGGCAAATCGCCGTCATCTGCGTTGTCTACCAGCCGTTCCAAATCGAAGACACGGGTGAAGACCTCCTCGAAAGTTTCAAAAGCGGCTGCTTTACGGGCGTGTTATGATGACGCTCGTGGCTTGCTTGTTTCTGATGAGATTGCGAAAGCCGAGTCGACTTTAGTCTACGTTCTTTTCGCGATCCTTGGCCTTTCTTGCCTCGGATTGCTTATGTTCGTAGCCTGGGTCTTCCTCGTCCTGCTGCATATCTCCTAGGAGATGAGCTACCTATGAAGTCTTATTCGAAGAACATTTCAACGCCATGGATGACTATTGACGAGAGATTTATCCCGCCTTTTGTCACCAGTGGTCTCACCCCTGGATGGACAAGTAGTCTTTCTTGTCCCCAATCCAATAAAGGTGATCTCACTACTCCGACCTCTTGGTCTTACACGGCACATGATGTTTACAATGTGCACGGTTCGGCCGTTATGACCGGAATCATGACGTTTAATAAAGGAATGCGTATTATCAGCACGGGAAACCTTGCTGATAGTGGCATGCCTGTTCCAGAGTGGGACAATAGGAACGCCGTCTACAACCTTGCGCTTAGTCGGTTAAACGACAAAGTTCGTGGCAGCCTCGACTTGAGCATTGCTCTCGGCGAGTCACGCACGACCATCAGGATGTTGAAGAACACAGCAAAGCTTTTGAGTTTTGCTCGTCTTCGGATGCCTCCTGGTGGGTTTGGTAGTAGCCGTGATGTTGCCAATGGGTATCTCCAATGGAAATACGGATGGAAACCTTTGCTCTCGGATGTTTTCGATGCTGCAAACGAATCCATTAGCATTTGCGTGAATCATATTTCTAAGGTTCATGCGAGTGCTAAGTTACCCTTGAGTGGAGCCGGTAGCGTTCGCTACGGCTCCGTCCACAACACTCCGAATGTACCCTTTGTAAGGGTATTTGACGGTGGGTGGACTCAGGGAGGGTTTCAGGGCTGCAAAGTTGGGGTCACTCTGGAAGTTCCTCAGAATGTCCACAACGTGTCGCGCTGGACCTCTTTAAATCCCTTGAGTATCACCTGGGAGTTAATTCCTTTCTCCTTTGTTGCGGACTGGTTTCTGGATATAGGTTCTTATTTAAGGAACCTTGAGACTGGTTTATTGTATAATTCAGTCTTCAAGACGGGTTATAAGTCCGAGCTGTTTCGAGCCTCCTTTACGGATGAGTGCCAGTTCTATCAGGCACCTACTCCTTTGGGGAGTCAATTCGAGACTAAGCTCTTCGGGCTTATAGCAGAATATCGACATGTCGAGTTTCTGCGAACACGTCTTGCCAGTTACCCACTTCCTCATAGGCCTACTTTTAAGGTAGACCTCGGCAGCAGTCAACTTTTCTCTGCTGCGGCTCTTCTACGCCAATTTATTGGCAAGAAGTGAGCCACGTTGCAACCCGGATGAATTTCTCATCCGGGCAATTGGTGGTAATTCTACCACCTTTCGTGAGGATTTTAACTCATGGCAGTCAACATCGTCCTTGCGGACGCACTGGCGACCCCAGTAAACCACACGTTTGTCCCTATCGGCCCCGACGCGAATGGTGTCTTCTGGTTCGAAGACACTTCCCCAAACGGTGCCGCCGCCTCGCTCGGCAGTTGGCGTATCAGCGTTCAGCTGAAACGTCCTCCTGTCGCGCAAGCTGGCGTCGCCGCCCAAGGGAGAACCTTTCGCGCGGTCATCGGGCTCCACGAACCGATTTTGGAGACGCTTGGGACCAATACGGTCTCTGGCATTCCTCCGAGTCCTACCGTGGCGTATATCCCGCGATGTCTTGCGGAATATATCCTTCCCGATCGCGCATCTCTTCAGAACCGAAAGGATCTGAGAAAGATGTCCGCCAACCTTTTCGCCGAAGCGCAAATGATCGCGCTCGTCGAGACGTTGGTGCAACCGTTCTAAGCTCTAGAACGGGGGCGACTCAAGTTTAGGAGATTTCTCCTAAGCTCAAGTGACCACTGCCGGGCCCGTGAGGGCCCGGCTTTAAAGGAGTTGCAATTGAAACGTAAACACAGTGATGTGTTCGGGAAGGTTTTACTTTCCCTTTGCGAGTCAATCGACACCCCTAGGGCCTTGTCGACATGGTTGTGTTTTAAATACAATCAGACGGAACTGCTGCATCTTCCGCCAGTCGACTTTGCAGATAACGACACTGACGCCGTTCGTTTGAACTACTTCTTGTCCGAGTATGTTTCTAAATACAAGGGCTTGAAGTCTGGGATTCGGACGGCTGATGTCGCGCTCGACAGATGGAGATCTGCCGAACTGCAGTGCAGCGTGGTGAATCAGAAGTTCAAGGGTTTTGCGGGACGCCCTTTTGAAGGGCGCGTTGAAACTGTCCTATTCAGGACGCAACGTTTAATCCTACAGCTCCTTGGGCCTTTGAAACTCACACGTGTGCTTGCAGACTGCAAGTGGGGACCGGGCGCCACTTACGACTTGCGTCGTAAGCGGGCTACGCCTGACAATAAAATCTCACAAGCTATTTCGGTTACAGTGGCTGCTTTCCCGTACTTTCGTGCGGTAGTGCAGTCGGATCCTCATTGGGCTGGATGTTTTCTCGGAGTAATTCCCGAGGGACCATTCTCTCTTTTGCCATGTGCGAATTGTTTTTCCTTCGTTCGTGGCTCGAGGTTTTTAACTGTACCGAAATCTGCGAAAACTGATCGATGTATAGCTGCAGAGCCTACTGGTAATTCTTTTCTCCAGCAAGGCGTTCACAGCTATCTTGTCGGCCGGCTACGCAGGTTTGGTATCGACCTATCTGATCAAGGTAACAATCAGCGTGGTGCGCAGGATGCGTACCATGCTGAATTGTCAACACTCGATTTGAGTGCTGCGTCTGATACCATTTCTCGCGAGTTAATCTACCATTTGCTTCCGATCGATTGGGCGTGTTTCCTAGATTCTCTTCGCAGCCCTGAAACTCAGGTTGCTGGAGAATGGGTGCGGACTGAGAAGTTCGCATCGATGGGGAACGCATTCTGTTTCGATCTTGAAACTATCATCTTCTGGGCGATTTCTCGCTCAGTTGTTGATATAGGTCTAAGTTCTAGACCTGGAGGCGTAGACAGGGTTCTCGTATATGGTGATGACATCATCGTTCCCCGTTGGGCCGCAGAAGAAGTGGTTTATCACCTCAACTTTTGCGGTTTTACGGTGAATTCTGACAAGTCCTATGTACGAGGTAATTTCTTCGAGTCCTGTGGCAAACATTACCACAGAGGTCTTGATGTTACCCCTGCCTACCAGAAGGAGCTTTTATTGCATCCTTCTGAAATTGTAAGAGCACATAACCGGCTTGTCCGGTTTGCGAGCCGTTTGCCTGGGAACGGGTTTAAATACGTTTCCAGTGCACTTCGAGTGCTAGCTAATTGCTATCCACTCAGACCGTTCCCTAGGATACCTTACGGTATTCCAGAGGACGGCGGCTTTCTGCGACCCCTTAGTGAATTTTCACTAGACAAGAATCATGGCTATCGTTGCCATGTCCTTGACTTCGTGACTCGGTTTTCTGAGGCACGAGAGGATGCTTTGTACTCTTACAAACTGCGACGTTTTCC